AATCAGACCAGTCGTTATCAATCACGTTACAAGGATCATCAAACGTTTCTGCTCCGATAGTTGATTCGTTTAGCATTCTCTCTGTGTACGGAGAATAATCATGGCCAGACTGACTTTCCCAAACACCGCTCAAGGCATGGCCGACGCAAATGCGGTCGCGCAACCACGGCACATTATCTGGTCGCAGGCGCGAATCACGGTGCTGACTGGCGCCGACATGCCAGAAGTACCGAAAGCGACGGATGCCGTTCTGTCGAAGCTGCAGTTTTTCCAAGGCGCGTTGGCAATTTCTCAGGCCAGGCTGGCGGCTGTTGAGACCTACGTCTCGACATTGCTCGCCGGAAGCCCAACGAGAAACCAACGGCTGTATTGGACGCACAACAACGAATTTCGCCGCAATGATCTGTACATTCAGGAATTGCGCACCAATGCGACTTTCAAGGGTGCGCTGACGCCAGAGCAAAGCAGGGCAGAGATGGACAACATCTTCCTTGCCGGCAGCGGGTATGAGCCGAAGATGAGCGCAGGCTGACATGGCCATCACGGCGCTGCAGCTCATCACAAACTCGATGCGCCTGCTTGGCGCTGTGGCTTCTGGCGAGTCTCCGACGGCAGACGAGCAGACGGATGCGTTGCAGGTCCTAAACGACATGCTTGACGCATGCAACACGGACCAGTTGATGATCTTCGCCAATGACGAGGTAACGTTCAACACGGTCGCGGCGAAGCAGGACTACACCATTGCTCCGGCAACAGCCGACATCACGGCGGCGCGGCCTGTCGGTATCGAGTATGCTTATGCCATTGACGGCGGGCTGACGTATCCTCTTTCGCTGGCCAACACGCAGGAATGGTCAGACATCCTGCAGAAAACATACACGGAAGATATTCCACGGGCTCTATACTATATCCCCGAGTACCCGCTTGGCGTCATCAGACTGTGGCCCATTCCGTCGTCCATCGTGCCAGTCACAATCAGCGTTAATTCGCAGTTCTCGGCGCTGGCAACGACTGCCGCATCCATCTCGTATCCGCCTGGTTATGGGAAGTGGCTCCGGTATCAGCTGGCTGTCGAATTTGGTCCTGAGTTCAAGATCGCCGTCTCGGACGATATCAGGCAGATCGCATCCGACACGCTCGCGGCAATCAAGGGAATCAACCGGCAGCAGCCCGTGACGGTCTTTGACACTGCGCTGACCAACTATGCCGGCGGCGGTTTGACGGCATTCCTCGCCGGGTACTGAGCCATGCGCCTTCCTGCCGGCGGCGACTTGAAGACCAGGAAGGGCAGCGTCACCGTCGATTCTCGCCTGATTAACGGAATCAACGAAGCGACTGGAGAATCTTTCGGGGTAATCAAACGAACAGGCGGATCCTCGCTTGGCGTGGTCGCAGCGGCCGCCAGTCAAGTCGCCGTTGGAGTCAAGAATGCCGTTCTCGTTGTTGCCGATGACGACCTCTACACGGCCGCTGTAAGCCCGTTCAGCGTGGCATCTCCTGACGCATTGTCTCCGCTATTCGCCGGACTAGAATTCACCGCTGCGCGCTCTGGCTACGATCTCAGCAGCGCGATCGGCGGCGATGTCATGATCAAGTCTGCAAAAGAGGCATGGGTCGTCACATGAGGATTCCGGCAGCTCCTCAGCTTATTGCCAGGACGTCAGACGTGACAATCGACGCACGCGCGTTTAATGGCGTAATAGAGGCTGGCGACGTTGTGAAGCGCCCTGGTGTTGCGACGACGAGCTACAACTATGCCAACGCACAAGGCGCGCTAGGCATGAAAGGATTTTTGATTCTTGTCTATGGCGACGAACTGGAAATCTTTGATTACGTCCCGATTCCTCCCCCAATCTATATAGGCGATCTGGTCGGAGGTTATTACGCGATGGTGAATAATCCATCGACGACTCCCGGTCCCGGAGACCCATACTGGTCTGCGACTCCTCCTGGAACGACCAGATGGCGTGGGAAGGCACGTATCTCTGTAAGCTACGGCTTGGTAGCTGCTATAAGCCCAGAAGGTTCAGATTATCTAATCGGTCCAATCGCTGCGTCCAAGGAGGCGGCAGCGAAGGTATGGGTAGAGGTTGTAATAGGGGCACGGTTGTCTGGAGTGGCTGTCCTAAACACATACAATGGCTTTAATCCAGATTATGTGATAAAAACAGTAACGTTCAACTCATTTCCGAGCTATACCTATTACAGTGGGAACAGCCGAATTGAAATGAGCATCAATGCAAAAGAAGTCACATATTCTGGTTATCCAGGATCTTGGCCATCTGGAGCTAGTTATACTGGCCTAACCACGTACTCCGACTATGTTGGTATAGTAGCTGTAAGACAATCGCTCCCATCATTTACCATAACGTCATCAGGCACCACTGGGAAAATTACAAGTTTATATCTGGACGGACCGTACAATCTTATTGAAATCTCTGGCGCCGATCAACCTGAGTATAACGGAGTGTTTTTTGCTAAATTAGATTTGAGTACTGTGAAGCCTTGGGATACTGTTATGGATGAGTGGATTTTCACTTTGCCAGGAGTTCCGGCTGCGTCTCCGGCAACTGGGTCCATAGTAGTCTATGCGTATTAAACCAATAATTACATCTGCAACAATGCGCGTGCGCATAACCTCATGCATTTTCACGTTCGCATTGAAATGACAAGGAGATCTGTAACCGATGACGACCTACGCACTATCCGTCACGGTCGCTGGGCAGCCGTTCGACATGATGCAATTCGTTGCCGCGCAATCGCTTTATGGCGTGTTTTTCAAGTCGGCTTATGACGCTTTCTCGCTGGAGGGCAATGTGCTAACGAAGGTATCAGATGCTGATTATCCTGGATGGAGTCAACATACCCCGACTAGCATTACTCGCGTAGGGACTACCGCAACGGTCACAATGCCGTCTGCGACCAACTGGCAGACAGGCGGAAGCGTCACGATCGCCGGCGCATCCGATGCGCTGTACAACGGCACGTTCACGATTACCGTAACCGACTCAACGCACTTTACATACACGATGACGGGCACGCCGGCAGCATCTCCGGCTACAGGCACCATCACGGCAACAGGCGGGCGAACGACCGTTCCCGGAATCGTCTATCTCGACGGTTATTTCTTCGTGATGGACGAGAACGCCGTGATCTACAACAGCGGCTTGAATGATCCGCTGTCGTGGGGCGCGCTGGATTTCATCACAGCTGCAATCGAGCCGGGGCAGGGCGTCGCGCTGGCGAAGTCACAAAACTACGTTGTGGCTTTTAAGGAATGGTCGACGGAGTTTTTCTACAACGTCGGCAACGCCACTGGCTCGCCTCTTTCGCCTGTCCTTAGCGCATTCACTTTGACCGGATGCGCGAATGGCGATTCGGTCGCGTATCTTGATGAAACGGTCCTTTGGGTGTCGAAGGCACGCCAGCAAGGGCCAGGCGTCTATCGGATGCGCGAACTCCAGCAGGAAAAAGTCAGCACGCCGGACGTTGACCGAATCCTCGCCGCTGATGGCGTATCTGATGTCTATGCCTACGGCGTTCGCATCGCCGGCCATTCGTTCTATGTGCTCGGGCTGCGAACGATCGGCATCACGGTCGTTTATGACGCCACAAATGGCACATGGGCCGAATGGACTAGCCTGACGCTGCAGACTCCGGCATCCTGCACGATCACTCAGACGGCTGGCGTGGCTACGGTGACGCAAGCATCGCACGGATATGCAGATTGCGACCCTGTTCTGATTGCCGGGGCAGCCCAGTCTGCATACAACGGCATCAAGCAGATCACGTATATCAATGCGAACAGCTATTCATTCCCGGTCGCACCGGCAACCGTTTCTCCGGCTACTGGCACGATTACGGCTGCCGGTTATAACGAGACTTACTTCAAGTATTCTCGCTACGTCAATGCTGCCGGGCGTGACTTGGTATTGCACGAAGATACCGGAGAGCTTTGCGAAATCAGCGATGCGTCATCCGACGATGACGGCGCGCCGATCAAGCTGAAAATCCGCACACCGAAATTTGACGATGGGAATGAGGACTGGAAAACTATCGGCCAGCTTCGCGTTATTGGAATGAAGCAGGGCAGCTCCGCTATGATCCGCTGGTCAGATGACGATTACCAGACGTATAGCAAAGGGCGCCCTGTCGATCTGTCTGCAGCACAGGCGCG